TCTTAGGGGCCGGAACAGGTGCCGGAACGGTTTCCGGCACAACGAAATCGAACTCGCCGGGATACTCGTCAATGAGCGGCTCATCCGGGGTAGGTTCCGGTTCCGCTGGAAGCGGCTCGGGTTTCGGTTCCCAAGGCGGCACGAACGGAGGCGGCTTCAGACTGCTGCCGGCCTGCCAATCCGCACCCAGACGGTCAGCCTGTTCCTGTGACACATATGCCACGCCGTAATTGATTTTGTTCTGAACTTGAACCACGCCAATCCTTCCCTGGTAGGGGGCGGCTAACCTCACTTAAGACGCTAAGTGAAGTCAGCCGCCCTCCTTAACCTCACTTAGAAGCAGCGGCCTTCGGGGCAACGCCCTTGTTCAGCTTCACGAACGCAGTCGGGTCATTGACGAGGGCGGCGAACTCGGCCTCCACACGTACAGCAACCAAGTTGTTCTGCCAGAGCGACACGATGCCAGAGCCGTCACCAGCAGCGGAAAGGTCCAGGGTGGCCTGATCCGACACGTCGTAGCTAAGACCACCGACCTGGCCCCAGATGATCTGGCTGAAGTCGCCCATCACACCAACGGTGTCGCCGTCAGCGACATGATCGGAGATGTAGGTGGGGCGTCCCAGGACACGGCCCGAACGGAACGGGGCGTTGATGTCGGTGTAGGTGGCCTCAATGAACAGCGGACGGCCAATCTGATCGACCGAACCGTTCAGGATCGGCTCGGCCAGATTGTCGAACAAGGTCCCGGTCCACTTCTTGCCATCGTCAAGAAGAAGCTGCAAACCGTTGTTCAGCGCGGCGTAGGCGTTGTCGCCCAGATCGACCTCTTTGTCGGTGTCAGCAACGCTGTTACCGAACGGGCCTTCGCCACCAAGAACAGCGGTGTCGAACGCCAGGGCGATAGCCTCAGCGACCTTGACCCGCATGGTGTTCAGGTAGTTCAGCGGGTTCGCACGCACAACCTCAGACGAGGCCGCGAAGATCGTGGCGATCTTGTACGGGGCGATATCCTGCTTGGTGAAGTCGCCCTTGGTGACAGGCTTCTGCTCACCTTCAGCAACCCACTTAGCGGTGACATCACCGGACCAGTGCGGGATACGAACGCCGGTAGGTCCCATAGGAATCTTCCGGGCGATCTGCTGAACAATGGACACCTTCTCAATCTCAGTGAAGTAGTCCTGCGACACAACCGGGTCAAGATACCCGGAGAACATCGTGTCAGTAGTCTTAGCAACAGTAGGTGGGGTGGTGTAAGCAGCCATTAGGCTATCTCTCTTTCTTTGTTATTTGGCACCGACGATCCGGCGTACTGTTTCCAGCAGCGGATCACCGTTCAACGGCAACTGATTGCCCGTGCCCTGTGATGGGTCAATGGGACGATCCTTCGGAGGATTCTTCCCGATCAGCGACTTAACCCTCTTGACGCTCTCCGACACCGATTCCTCGTCGGAACCCTGGATCAGAGTCACAACATCCAATGCGTCCTCAGATGAAATGCCGGCCGAAACAACCGCCTTCAGCTTCAAAAGCTCAAGGGCGCGATCAGACAACTCCTTCTGAGTCTCACCGAACGCCTGCTCCTTCTCGGACAGCTTCACTTCGTAGTCTTTGATGATGTCTGCCTTAGCACGCTCAACCGCATCGTTCTTCTCCGTGCGGTACTTAGCGGCCTCATTGCGAAGCTCCTGCACATACTCCTTCGAGAATGTTTCAGGTGCCTGAACGTGAACCGCAGGCGTAGCGACCACCTGGGCCTGGGCAGCATCATTAGGGGTTACGTCGGACATTTACTTGCCTCCTGGGCGTTAAAGACCCATCAAGGGTCTGGCGGGACTTACTAGGCAGCCTGGATAGCTGCCCATTCCTGGGAATTAATCAAGCCGCCGTCAACACGGCGGCGCAAAGCAAGAAGCTGATCCTCATAGATCGTGATTCTCTTGCCCTTGTTCTTACCTGTTCGATGCACACGATCCGGGTAGCGTTCACGCCACTCGACCGCATCGTCATACGCATCGTTCCAAAGCGCCTCAGCACGCTGATGCGCCTCAATACCGGGCCAGTCAGCCTCATCAAAAACAGGCACAACCTTGCAGTCGCACCCGGTGTGCCACTGATTCATCAAATCTTCAATACCGATATCAGACTCACCGGCCAACACATCAATTGAAGTTTCGTTGTCATACTTCGAACCGGCAGCCTTCGCGGACGGGTACACCGCGCCACGCGACACCAGCATCAAACACCAGGCACATGTTTCGTTCCCGGTGGCGATCCTGGCCCAACCCTGAACCGGGCGGGGATCACCCGACACAATCCTGGGCGGCTCAGAACGGGCCACAGGCTGCGGAACAACCTCCGCAACCGGCTCAGGCTCAGGGGCCTTCACACGCTCCTGATACTCCTGAACCTTCACCGTCACAGCCTCATCCGACTCAACGGCGTGGATGATCTGGCGACGGCCAGCGTTCTCAACCTCACGCGCAACCAACGCCACGAACTCAGCCACAACAGGCTCAGGGGTATTCGGCTGCGAATACTTCTTCCGCACCGGCTCCATCGACTCCACGAACCATTCGATGCGGTAATCCTCTGTGTACTGGTCATACCGGGGGAGTTCCGGATGAAACTGAACACGCTGCGAATCGTAGAAACGGCGAGCCAACTCAGCCGACTGAGTTCGATACTGCTCAACCTGCGGATACACAATCTGCAACAACCGAACCCACTCCGACACCGACAACGCCGCCTGCGAAAACAACGAGGCAACCTGCAAGGCGTATGCAACAGCAGCGGCGGCTATAGCCGCCTGTAACGCCGCATACTCCTCAGCGGTCACACCTCACTCGCCGGGGGAGCCGGCGTCTGAGTCGGAGTCTCGGGACCAGTAGCAGCCTTCCCGCCCGGAGCCGGGGCACCACCATACATACCTGCAAGCACACCCATTGGGTTCTCTGCGGTATCCCACGCCTCCATCTCCTGACGCTCAGTGATCGTGTACCCCATGTCAATCCGGGCACGCTCACGCGGAATCACACCCATACCGTTCGCATACAGCTTCACAGCCGCATCAGCCTTAGCCGCATACGTCGGAGTCGATGGGTCACGCCACACCGTTTCCAGCCGGAACATGTCAGGCGGAACCTCCCCACCTTTCGACACCATGTACGCGACACGCATAGCCTGCTCCCACGCACCACCAAAAATCTTGTTCTTCCGCTCAGTCTTCTTCACCAACCGGGACTCAGAACTCTTAATTGCCTCAGCAGAAGCAGGGTTGTCAGAGGATGTGGAGAGATACTGCGGCGGCAACCCGGTATACGCAGCAGCCTTCCTATCAAGAGCGTCCAACGCGTCAACAAAGTTGCGAAGCTCCGCAGCACTGAACTGTTGCGCCTTAGCATCCGGGTCCTCAAATCCTAATATTCTGGCGAGATAAGCGTCATACAACTTCTCACCCGTATTCGGGTCAATCCCTAGGTCTTCCGGCTTAACACCGAACAACATCCTTTGTGGTATCGCCATGAGTTCTGCGGTGCCCTGCATGTCCATCAGAATCCTCGCAGCCGCATCCGTAACCGAACGCAACTCCGGGGTAATCTCCGACGTGCCATACAAATCCGACAACTTCGTCCGATTCGCTATCGGGATGACCGGCACCATCATCATGCCGTGATTCACCCGTTGTAGAACCTTCCACGATCCCTCCTCGCGCACCCACTGCACCGTCAACTCAGGCAGATACAATGTGCAGGCGATAACCTCGCTGCCCTCATCGTCATACACAGCCCGAATCGCCTGCGTCACATCCTTAGTGCGCGGATCAAGCTGGGCGAACAACGATGTCGGAGGCTCAACCCGGATGATCGGAACAGCCGGATCGACATGCAAATCCAACGCCGGATCAGGTGCCGCCACCGTGATATATGACCTGCCGTAGATCAACGCCTCAGCGTGACCCAACGTCGCCTCAATATCCAGGTTATTAGCCTGCCACCAATCCCAAAGCTCCTCATCAGCGGAATCAGCGCCGCCCATGCGGAACCCTTCAACCTCCTGGCGTTCAGCAATCGAATCCACATACAAACGCGGATAACCCACATGCGCCAACAAGTTACGCATCTCGGGTGGGACCGCGATACCAACAGCATCCGGACGTTTCTCGGCGTCGTAATACGCCTTATCGTCCTTCAGCCCCTCCTGCTTCTGCTCGAACAGGTCCAGCATCTCGTCGCGAATCTTGTCGATATCACCCGCACCGGCCATTACTTAATCACCACCGCTCTACGAGTCCTGTTCTTTTTGCTCATCAGATAGTCCTGTCTCGCACCGAACGCCAACACAGCACAGACAGCCGCGTCGATCTTTTTACTGGAATCCTTCGAAGCTTTACGAATCGCGATTGCATCGAAGTTCGTGGGGTGCCGGCGTGCGTTCAGCACATGCTGGCGCAACACCACGTTCCCGTTATGCTCAATCTCATGCGCTAACACCGCATCCAGAAACCGCTCACAATCCAACGCGAACCGCTTCTGCTGACCACGCATATCGAACGCCACCGGATTATTCGCAGACGCATTCACCTTGATGCTCTTCTTGAAATCCTGGCCCCACTGATCGACATACGCCTCGAACTCCCGCACATCAGCGCGGAACGCTACTACGTCGAACCGTTCGAACGCCGACCGAACCGTCGCATCAACATCCGCACGGGGGACCTCGCCGCCATGCTTATCTGGGTTCCACACACCCAACAGAAACAGGCACCCGTCAGAAACCCTCGCAGCAACCAATGCCGTCCAGTCATTCGACTTCGAACCATCAAACCCAAGGGTGATCTTGTCGCCCTTCAGAAGCTCCTCACCCGGACGGGTGTTCGCATCCCACTCACGCGGCGCGATCCACGAATCCTCATGGGCGTTCACCTGATTCAGAAACTTCCGCCTGGATTCGGTGACCGGGTTCTTCACATCAAGAACCGACTCAACAATCGAATCCAACGGCAGCCACGACGAATCGCCGCGAGCGATCAGGATGCCCTCACGCAGCTTCTCAACCCCAGCCTCATACCCCTCAGGGTTCTCGCGCTGCGACGGAATCTCCGACACCGGAGTACCAGCCGGGGCCTCTAATGCGTCATACAAGGTGCCGACATCAACAGCCTGACCGGACATCACCGCCTGGAACGCATCGTAATCGCGTTCCGCAACAGAATCCTCACCCGGAATGTGGGCATTGCAAATCGACAAGGTGCGGGAGCCGGGAATCTTCGTCACATTGCCTTCGATGACGCCGGCAAGCATGTGACCCGCCGAAGCCTCAACCCACCACTGGGTTTCGTTACGAATCACCAACGTCGGGCGGTTACCCTCCATCGAATGCGGAGATGATGTCACCGCCTCAATGCGGCCACCAACCTCCGAATAGATGATCGTCTTATTGACCTCAAGGCTGTAATCGTCCTTCAGCTTCGCCGAAATCATCACCGGGAACAGCGACATCGTGTTCTTCGTCTGCTCCTGCGACACCGCGACGATCTGAACCCACGCCGCGTGCCTAGCCTTACCTACCGGTTCGTCACCCTCAAAGTGTGAGAAGGCGACCGGCCCACAAAGCTCTACCAGTGCGAGCGCAGCCGCGAGCGGGTCTTTACCCCACCCCTTCATCCTTCTCAACACACCATTACGGTGACAATATTTGCCGTCTTCATCGACGGCGTACCACCACAACACCCACCTGGCTTGTTCCAGCGTGGGCATGAAAGCCTCACCCGCGTGTTCGCCACCCGGCGACTTCACATACGAAGCCCACCAATTCAACACACCCCAACCAAGGGTGCGCTCGGGCAGCCACCACTGGCCGTCAACGGTCTTACGCCACGTCGGGCCGGTGATATACGGGGGAGCGGGGAGTAGTTCAACTGTCACTCCCCGCCCCTTCCGTTAGATGACGGTCAACGCCGCCATGTGTATTTACGTTCCACTTCAGTTCCTACGGTCACACTCGAATGGTGGTTGTTGATCCAGCCGCCCCGAAACCGGACACCTGACGGCATCCCCTCGAAACACAACTGAACAACCAACCCGTCTTGTCCGCAGCAGTCGCCGCGATCCCATTTATGACGGTGTTCCGGGGAACGCTGAAACCCTGACCACCAACGCGGCGGCAGTTCAACATCGTTACGGTGCATCATCTCTCCCAAGCGATTTCACATTCAGGGAACGGCTGCCGGTCCTTGATTGCCTCAACAACCTGCACAACACAGTCCAGCTTCTCCCTGGCCTGCTGCTCATTCGCCTTCTGCTGCACCGACACGTACACCAAGTCAACGGCGGCAACCAAACCCACGATCAGGAACAACAGGGTCAACAGATCATTCTTCTGATTCGGCATTCGCCTCTTTCCTCTTCTCATTGAAGAACCAGCCCACAACGGTGGTCATCAACGCATCAGGTGCCACACCCAACTCAATCTCCGGGCGTATCCCCTTCAGGACATAGGTGCAGAACCAGGCCGCACCGACCAGACTGGCGAGCAGCGTCTTCGCTTGCATCGTCATAGCCCACGCCACCCACCTGTGTTCAGGGAATGAGGCTGTTCCGTAACCACCGGAACAACCGAATTACCAGAATGGTCTGGTGCGCGACTATTTAACGCA